TTACATCCACATAATTTGCTGCCCTGACGGCAACGGGTGCGGTCTTACGGCGTGGACTTCTCCCGGCTTCACGATGTATCGCTGTACCGACTCATAAGTGATGAACGTGGCGCTGCAATTCACGTTCTGACACTGGTGATAACGCTCTTTTGTCGTGTCAGTGATATAGCGACTTGTACGCGCATGTGCGGCATGCTGGCATAAAGGACAATGAAACATCGCGAGCACCTCTTCCGGTTTTGTTGATGGTGCCATTTTAGTTAATTTATCCTTATAAAACAAATAGATAAAATAAAAACATCACCCATCATCTTCTGTTTCGTACTCCACATCAGAAAGCCTGACCTCAAGCTCTAAGGACGTCGTGAAGCCGCTATTATTCAGAAAATGTGTCACCTTAGTGATTGTCCAGTCCTGCTCGTCTATGACGCGCTTAAAGCCTGACACTTTAACCGGTGTTTCCGTGTAAATATCTGCCCGACCGGTAGCCAGGCTGATGGAAAACTCCGCGACGCCCCGTTGCAGTTTGTCCCACTTCGCCTGAGCGGCGCGCATGGCCTGTGCTTTCGTGGCATAAACCGTGGTCAGGGCAAAAACGTTGTCAGCCTCACCGACCATGTATTCACCTTCGCGCGCTTCCGGTACTTTTGGCGCTTTCTTCTGCGTGACCGGTTTCGCTTTGGGGTGCTCCAGTGCGCGCAGGTGTTTCTCTTTCTTTTTGCGTTTCAGTTTTACCTTCTGCTTTTGCGGCTTCGGGTCTTTGGTGTGTAACCACTTTGCCGTTACGCCGGTGTAGGCTCCACGGTCAGCAATCGCAAAATGATGACGGTCGCCGTCGCTGCGGGTTATGGTAATCTGCGGGATTTTTTTACCGCTGGCCGTCACTCCCTGCCCCGCTTTGAGAAACAACAGTTTTCCCATTTTTACCGACACCTCACCGCCGTTGCGTTCAGCAAGGCGGGTCAGGAATTTTGCATCAGACTCCTGCGACTGGTCGATGTGCGGGATTTTAATTCCGGCCAGTGACGGCGCGACACTGGCTTCCAGCCTGTTACGGGAGGCTATCACCTCAACAATCGCACCGAGCGTGGTGTCATGCCAGGAGCCTTCACGGCGGGAATTGAGCGTCCCGCGAAAATCTGCACTCCGGGCGCGGATGGTAACCACATCCGGCGCGCCCCGGTGTTCAACCTCATCAACGGTAAATTTCCCTTTGCATACCAGGGCAAAACCTTTCCAGCCGATATACACCGTCAGGACAGCGCCACGAATCGGTAGCCCGACCTGCCCGTCGGCATCGCTCAGTTCAATATCAAGCTGGTCAGCCTCAAAGCCCCGGTTATCCGTCAGGGTCATGCTCATCAGACGGTCGCTGATATTGCCGGTAATATCCCTGCTGTCGAGCATCAGCATGTAATCCGGCGTCAGCGTACTGCCTGCATCAAATGTCAGTGCATCCAGCATTATCCCGCCCCCGTCATACCCGTGAATTTAGTCGCCATACTGCCAGCCTTACCGATGAGCGACTCCGCCTGTTTACCGATATCGCCATAAAGCGCGGCCAGTGATTCATCAACGCGGGTGAGCGACAGCGTAAAATCAATTTTCCGGGGTGTGCCGTCTGCAAAGAAAATACTCCCTGTTTCACTCACCCTGCTGATGACATACATGCCGTAAATCATGCCGGTGCCATCCAGCAACGGCCACGCCCGGCCTTCCTCTGCCATCAGTCTGAGCGTGGTCATCGTCAGCTTTCCGCCGGTCAGTTCGGGATAAAGCACACCGGCCAGCGTGATGTTTTCCTCACCCACACCGAGAAACTGAAAGGCGTCCCGTTTACCGATACGGGAATTTGACGGCCAGCGATAATCTGATTCACGCTGCATGGTCTGGTGTGGCAGCGTCTGGCGCATAAAAACAAACATACCTAACGCGAGCATCATTTTTCGTCACCTCCTTAACCGTCATGCATCATGCTGGCACGGGCGCGCGCACGTTTATCCCGCTCGTATTTTTCGAGCGCATCCTGTAACTGGCGGTCAAGCTGTGTCCCCGGCGCAGTACCACCCGTCAGGCTGATGTGATATTCGTTTTTACTCTGGTCCACATAAGAGCGGCCAGCCGGTGCCGTGACCGGCTGATAAGCCTGATAGCCTGCATAAGAGCTGGTCGCCGGAATATAACCACCGGTGCCATACGTGGCGGCATGAGTTCTGGCGGCGGTCTGGTCAAGTGTGTCTGACTCTTTGTTGATGACCCCGAGCTTTTCCAGTACCCAGTCAATGCCGCTGCGCAGTTTGTTGAACGCATTAAGCGGCAGCATCAGCGCGTCAGCCAGTGCCTGCCCGAACATGACACCCGTATCACGGCAACGGTTCAGGGTGTCCTGTGTGGCTTTGACCGGGGCAATCAGGTTTTTAAACCACTGCCACGCGGCCTGTAACTTTTCACCCAGCCAGTCAAACACCGGCTTAAGTGGCGTGAACAGTTCCCCCACTGGCGCAAATGCCGCTTTCAGCCCTTCAACCACACCGCCAAAGAATGCGCTGACAGGCTCCCAGTATTTACGGATAAGCAACGCCCCGGCGACAATGGCGGCCACCACGGCCACAACCGGCCAGCTAATCGCCCCGATGGCCGTCATAACAGCACTGCCAACCGTCGTGAAGATTGCTCCCATTGCGCCTGCTGCCGCGATAATGGCATTGATGCCGGTGATAACCGGCCAGGCTACGAGGCCAATGGCACCGATGACACCAGTCAGTGCCAGTGCACCACCGGCAATGATGCCGATGGTTGACGCCAGTGATTTGTTTTTCTGGATCCAGCCGTCGAGTTTTAACACATACTTTGTGGCCGTCTGCGTGAGCTTACGCAGTGCGCCTTCCTGCTGGTCAAACAGGTCAGTCCCCACCGCCTCATAAGCGGACTGAAACTCCTTAAAGTCACCGCCGAGATTGTCCTGCATAATATTTACCAGCTCTGCGGTCTTCCCGTCTGAGGCTTTAAACGCAGCAGTCAGTTTGTCCAGCTTTCCGGTTGAGGCGGCAGTCATCAGCACGGCGGCGGCTGAGCTGGCTTCCTCCCCGAAAATGGTTTTCATGTATTCGGCCTGCTGGGCAGTACCGAGCCGGTTTTTCTCAAAACTGGCCTGCATTTCTTTCAGAATGGTAAATATTGGCCGGGTGTTTCCCTTGCTGTCTGAGGTTTTCACGCCAAGCTCTTTGAGTGCATCCCATGCTTTTCCCGTTGGTGCCTGCAGGCGACTTAACACGGCACGGCTTCCCGTCCCCGCCATTGAGCCTGTAATTTTTGCATCATGCAGCGCCCCGACCATTGCGGCGGTTTCTTCAATGCTGACACCGGCATTTTTTGCCACAGGTGCGGCATAGGTCAGCGCATCGCTCATGCCGTCAAAATCGGCGGCGGTTTTGTTCATCGTCATGGAGAGAACATCCCCGATATGAGCGACCTTATCGTTTGAAAGCTGAAAGGCGGATTTCATCCCCATCAGCAGGGCGGCGTTTTCTTCCATCGTGCGGCGGTTCGCCAGCGCCATATTCAGCGTGACCGGCGTTGCCGCCTGAATAGCCGCAGCATCTCCACCCGCTTTCGCAATGATAATCTGTGCACCGGCCGCATCATCCGCCGAGGCGGCGGTGTTGTCGCCGAGCTGGCGCGCCTGTTTGCGGAGCGCGGCCATTTCGGCGGAGTCTTTTGCCACACCGAGCACAGCCTGCAATTCTGAGTTTTTCTGCGCAAACTCATAACCGGGCATCAGCAGCTTAACTCCGGCCATCGTTCCCGCCGCCGCAATCCCCACACCGGCAGCGCCCACCGAGGCCATATTTCCGGCCAGTTCCTTGCCTGCCTGATAACGCTGTTTGACTGCGTTAAGTTTTGCCTGTTGCGCACTGACACGCGCCAGCGCGTCGCGCTGACGGTTAAGCTGTGCGGTGGTTTCACTGATACGGTTTTTCAGCCCTCGTTCATCATGCGCCAGATTACGGGTATTAATACCCGCCTGACTCAATTCCTGACGCTGGCGCTGTACCGACAATCTCAGGCTGTTATATTTCGCCTGTAACTCAGACGCATTTTTACGCGCGGCTTCCATTGCCTTTGCCTGTGCATTTGTCGGTCGTTCAGTATTTTTAAACTGGACAGCCAGAGCTGCGGCTTCCTGTCTGGCTTTTTTCAGTTCCTGACCAGTCACGGCGAGCTGTGCGCTGGTCTTGCGAAATCCCTCAATACGGGATGCGTGACCGTTCAGCTCGCGCAGTGATTTTTGTGTTTCCCTGATATCCCCCGACAGCGACTTGCTCGCTGTACGGATGGATTTAAACGGGCGGGATGCCTGGTCAACAGCCCTGAGCAATACCTGTAATTTTACATTGTTACTCATTCGTGTTTCCGCTTCGCCGGAGCGCCTTTTCGCGCCATGTGATGAGTTCGGTCAGACTCATGGGATACAGTTCTGATGGCGGCCAGTGAAATATCACTGCCACATCCGCCATCAGGTCATCGACCGAGAGATTTTTCGGGAACGTTACTGCACCGAGTTCGGCGACAAAAAACCGACCACCTTACCGGCCAGCGCCACAAGGTCAGGCAGTTCCAGCGCGGCAACTTCCTGTTCGGTCAGCATCGGTGCCGTCATGCGCGGCAGCACTTTAATCAGTGCATCGACTTCGGAGTTCGCGACCGCAGCCAGACTGACACCGCGCAGCGTCCCGGCATTGGGTTTCATTAGCGTGACCTGTTCGATGACCTGCTCACCACGCTTGACCGGATTGTCCAGGGTAATCACATTTTCTTTGTTCATGGTTTTCTCACTTCTGAATCAGGGTTAACCGGTCAGCCTGGCTGACCGGATGAAAATCACAGGCCGATATTGCGGCGGTGTTGCTCCAGCCGGTCGACGCCGTTCACCTTCTCAATCATGTTGATGGTGTCAATTTCGACCAGCTCCTTACCGTCCATCGTCAGCCGGAAATAGGTGCAGACCACGGAGATTTTCGACTCGGTATCTTCTCCCTGTTTCCCCTCGCCGGTGTCGATTTCTTTCTGACGTCCACGCATGACTACTTCGACGGCCACCGTTTCGCCGGTATCGTCGCGCTGGTAAGAGCCAGCAAAACGAATCGGCACGGCATCCACGCCGGTTGCGGCGTAAAGCTCCCAGATAACCGAATCCGGGAAGCCCCCGAGCGACCACTCCATTGACAGCGCATCGTCATCAAGGCCGAGGTCTACCGGTGCGCTGCCGTTCATCCCCGCACCGCGATAGTTTTCGAGCTTACGGGTCAGTTTTGGCAGCGTGACGGACTTTGCAACGCCCTGATAGCTGTAGCCGTTCAGAAAGACGTTCATTAACTTGAGTTTGCGCGGCATTGCCATCGGTCAGGCTCCTTAATTGCTGTTAACCGAGGTGACCAGATTTGCCAGGTATTTATCGGTAATACGCTGGCGCAGGGTCAGGTTTTCAAGAGGAGGCACCGGGGTATAGTCGTAGTCGATATACAGTTTTCCGGCCTTGAGGGTTTCCGCATCGTTGGATTCTTCGCTGAACCAGCAGGTCGCATCCACGATATAGCCGTTTGTTTTCAGCTCACGGAATTTGGCATTAATGCCGTCAACGATGTCGCGAATCAGCGTTGCGGTGATGGGCTTGTCCACCGCCCACATGTGCGCCTCAGCCATCGTGTCGGCCAGCACCTGCGCGGTGCGGGTGTAGTTTTCAAAGAGGAACAGCGGGTCATCAGAGCAGGTACGGTTACCCCAGAAGCGGAAACCGTCGCGGCGAATCAGCGTTGTGACACCAGACTCGTTAAGCAGGTCAGCATCGGTGCCGGACTCCTGCAAATCCCAGAAGACGGATGCGCTGATGCCGGTAACACCGTTCACCCCGACATTGGACAGCGTTTTATGCCAGCCCTGCTCCTGGTCGATTTTAGCGCGCAGACCCAGCGCACGGGCGGTGGCATACGCGGTGGCGGTGGTACTGCTGACCGTATCCCATGCGAGGAAATCCGGCCAGATGACCATCAGCTCACGCTGGCTGAAATTCTGACGGTAGGCTTTCACCTCGGAAATGGTTTTACAGTCCCATGCGCTGATATACCCGAAAGCGCGCAGCTTCTGACAGACTGATGCCAGTGCAACAGCCACCTCTTTGGTGTCCAGTCCCGGCACACCGAGAATACGCGGTTTAACACCGGTTACCGACTCCGCCGCCAGCAGGGCTTTCAGTCCGGTGTACTGACCATTTTCGTCGGTGGTGCCGATGATATTGGAAACGGTCTGCGCGAGTTTCGTTTCTTCGTCGTCGCCGGTGCCGTCTTCCACGCGCACAACAACGGTGACCGGTTTTGACTGGTCTGCGATGGCCTGTAACGACGCCGCCAGCGTGCCTTTTTTACCGGCCTTTGCAATTGCGCTCTGCACATTGGTAATCAGCACCGGTTTATTGAGGGGGAAGGTTTCCGCATCCGCATCGCTGGCCGTGCAGACCATGCCGACAATGGCCGTGGATACGGTGGAAATGACGCGGGTGCCGTCGTTAATTTCCAGCACCTGCACGCCGTGATGATAGTCACTCATCCGTTTAACTCCGTGGTTAATGGGTGCAACTATTTTCCGTTGGGTAGTGCATGAGACGCTATTTGACCTGGCTGGTCAGTGGATGAAACAACAGATAAAGAAAAAGCGGGCAATTCGCCCGCCTGTCCTGATTTGTACACACTCATTTTCCGACTGACAATTTACATAACCCAAAAGTTATCAAATCTGACAGTCTGCTTTGATCAAGAAGCGGACATTTGCCTGTCAGGGTATATGCCGCTCTGCGGTTATTATCCAGAATCAATAATTCATCTGAGTTGGATTACATATAAAACATAGTTATCCCATGAATAACCATTAGCAGATCATCAATTATGTAAATCTTTTGTTTCAGGTTTTTTGAGGTGTTGTGACAACAAATGGCTATAGCGTTTAAGCAAAATATTAGAAAGATTAAACTCATTCATGAAGTGTTCTTCTAATAAGTAACCATCAATATCAACTTTAATATCATTATTGCTTTTCATCTTCTGTAACGTAGATTTTACACACTCCAGCAGGATGCTTTGCTCATTGTAATAGTCCATAAGAAGAGTAACATCCTCTTTATCAAGTTTACTTAATTCACTGAAGTAGGCTTTAAACACTTTATCAGTCTGGTTTAATGCAACCTGTAAGCGAGGCCCTCCTAATGATTTGACATTAATGGCAAAAGGCTCGCCAACAAAATGCTCCGAATTTTCGTCAAAGCCAATATGTCTCGTTTTATCAAGAAAAGTGAGAGCGCGATGGTTATTAGCGATTTCATATGCAAACATTGTTCTGATACTGTCCCTCTCAGCCTCCATGCTTATATCATCACGGTGATTTGTGTAAAATATATTTCCAACAAAGAGAACCATAGCAAGAATCACTGAACTTGCCTCCCAGTTAATATTTTTTAATCGTCGCTTAGTAAACATACCGCACCTTAATTATCAAAAATATTCCTTCAGTGTTATCTGGTTAGCCTAAACCAAGTCATTAAAGTCCGCAGGATATCATATACATAAAATGTATTGATTAGAATTTGCACTAATAAAATAATGCTTTACTAAAATCTACTCCAGACACAGAGCGGTCTGTCAGATTAGGCTTTACTCTGTGCTATAGATATGTAAGCTCACACCAGAGATCATACAACTTATTGCGGCATTTCCGGCCATTCGGGATTTGCAGGATCCACACGACTGACCAGAACGCTGTAGCGTTCCCATGCTTCCAGTCGGCTGCGTTCCTCATCCGTCGCCATATTCAGCCTGACAGCGCGTTCCAGCGGAAAAATCACGGATTCAGCTTCGGAAAGTAAAGCTGCCTTTTGTGATTCTGCCTGTTGCTCCTGTTCATCTGCCGTATAAATCCGCTTAATCACGGCACCATCCTTAAACATCCATTTACCTGAGTCATCAGCACGTCGGTTGGAGGTAATATCAGGAACCTCGACAACGCTGAAACCTTCAGGGTTAAGCGTTGAAGCATCTCTGGTGATGCCGACAATTATATTATTCTCGTCGTAAACAATCTTTATCGTGTCTTCCTGAAAATTACTTACTTCCTCATACCAGTTTTTTCCCTCTTCGGACCATAACCAGATAACATCAAAATTTTTTGTCAGTTGATATTGGGCAACAGTTTTTGGATTACCCGCAGTAATATTTTTTAAATGCTGCATAAATTACACCTGTGCGACGTTATACCATGTGCCATTGATGTATTTTTGTATTGGCCTGAATACTGCGGGGTCATCACCATCGACTTCACCGACAATACCAAGCCCGGTAATTACGTGCCCTGCTTTCTCATACATCACCCCTTTCTGCATGGTCTGGACAACACGTGTGCCAAGTCTGATATCTCTCACATAGCGGGAATCAAAGTTACCGTAATCCGAGGGATTAACACGCCCCGTAATATTTATGGTCTTATTACTTTGAATGCTTCCGGAAACAAAGCGCATAACATGGACGTTATTAGCATAAACATCCAGATTACCATCGCCATTTTGTTTAAATCCGGTGTCGTTATCACCAAGAACAATAGAGTTCCCACCCAACGCGTTATTCGTGCCAAGTGCCAGCCCGCCATCAATCCTGGCACCATTACCAACAGACACAACTCCTGTTCTTAAGTTGATGCCGAATGGCCTTAATGGCCCAATATCTCCATTTTCACCCTCATTTTCTCGTGTAGGGATGATATACAGGTTTTCTTCAGAACGGCGAAAAATAGCACCAAAAGATGAATTAAATATCCTCAGTGCATTGACTGTAGATATTTTTACTTCACTGCTGAAAAGGGCTTTAACAAGAACATACAGAGCATCCCATTTAAGATTCATCAGGTCTTTTGTTGTGGTGCTCTGGCGACTTCTCCATTTGAAGTATTCATTGCCGTTGTCACCTGTTTCAAACCACATATATGAATCAGTGTCACCATCGGCATCATTTTTAAATCCAATCTTCGCCCAGTCAGTATTTCGAATCCAGGCAAGGATTGAGTCGTTTTCAAAAGTAAGTCCACCGGACAAGGTATCGCCATTTTTTTGCACGGCGTTCCCGGCTCGGTTTACCGTTTCCTGTAAACCGAGATATTCGATAACGGCGGAAACGGTCGATTTCGCAAGAATATCCCGCCCGACTTTTGTCAGAGTTGCCAGACTGGCAACATCATTCCCCGTAAAATACGGAAACCTGTCTGCCGCAGTAGCAAGCCCCGCCAGCGCCGTCAGGGTAGCATCTTTCGGTTGCTTACCCGCAAGCGCATTAGTCATAGTGGTAGCAAAATTCGGGTCGTTGCCCAGCGCCGCTGCCAGCTCGTTCAGCGTATTCAGTGCGTCAGGCGACGAGTCTACAAGGGCGGCAATCGCGGCCATAACGAAAGCCGTGTTTGCGATCTGAGTATTATTCGTTCCCTGTCGCGCAGTTGGCGTCGTTGGCGTTCCGGTCAGTGCAGGGCTGTTTAATGGCGCTTTCTTGTTCGTTTCATCCATTACCGTCTTAACGGCTTTTGGTGTTGCGGCCAGTGTTTCAGACGTGCTGTTGGTCGCACTGCTTAGCTGGACAAGACCTTTTCGCGCTGTGGTAGCGTCCTGTGCGGTATATTTCCCGTTAGCAAGGTCATATGCGGCCTTAACCGCTTTCGGCGTTGCGGCCAGTGTTTCAGATATGCTGTTGGTCGCACTGCTTAACTGAGTAAAACCTTTTGCGGTCAGCGAGGCGTCCGGGTGACGTCGTGACTGTTCGTGCTCTGCAATTTTGTCATCAACGTAATCCTGCGTCGCCATCACCGTTGTGGTGTCAATGGTCAGCTCCACTGAGGCCACACTGCTGACGATGATGACCATGCGACAGGTCTGCGAACGCCCTGAGCCTTCGGCAAGAGCGGGTTTATAACTTTCGGCCATGTTCGCCACGGCAATTAGCGTTTGCGTATTTTCATGAAAGGAGATCACTCAATAACTTCCATCGAGATCGGGTAATAACATTTGAACAGATCGCTGAATAACATCGATGGAGATCACTTTTGACTCATTTTGTTATTCAGTGATCTCCATCAATGTTATTGGAACTTCACAGGTGTGTTGATCTGTATCTTTTGCCATTCCGGTAAAGGATACCTATGCCAACAGTTCCAATTTCTATGAGAAAACTTAAAGAAATTCTTAGGCTTAAATACGGTGTTGGACTCAGCCATCGACAAATTGGTCGTAGTCTTGCAATCTCCCCTTCCGTTGTATCCAGATATGCTAATCGGGCGGCTCAACTTGGCATAAAGCAGTGGCCCTTACCTACAGGATGGGATGATACAAAACTAAAACATGCGTTCCTTCAGACCCAGGTTAAGATGAAGAAGCACTCTCTGCCTGACTGGGCTACAGTACACCGGGAACTGCGTAATAAATGCGTGACGCTGCAGCTACTCTGGGAAGAATACTGTGAGCGTAATCCAGGCGGTTTTTACAGCTATAACCATTACTGCCGGATGTACCGTGAATGGCTCAAAACCACTTCACCATCAATGCGTCAGGTACATAAAGCTGGCGAAAAACTTTTCGTTGATTACTGTGGACCTACCGTTGGCGTTACCGACCCTGAGACCGGAGAAATAAGAACTGCTCAGGTCATCGTAGCTGTTCTCGGGGCATCAAGTTACACATGGGCAGAGGCCACCTGGTCTCAGCAGCTTGAAGACTGGGTGATGAGTCATGTTCGCTGCTTCCAGTGGTTGGGTGGCGTTCCTGAACTTGTTGTTCCGGACAATCTGAAAAGCGCCACATCCAGGGCATGTAAGTATGATCCTGACGTTAACCCTACCTACCAGCAGATGCTTGAGCATTATAATGTCGCAGTTTTGCCTGCGCGGCCACGTAAACCGAAAGATAAAGCCAAAGCTGAAGTTGGCGTTCAGGTTGTTGAACGCTGGATCATGGCCCGAATCAGGCATGAGATCTTCTACAGCCTTGCATCGCTTAATCAGCGCATTCGGGAGTTGCTGGAAAGACTGAATAACAAAATAATGCAGAAGTTGGGTTATTCACGTGCAGAACTCTTCATCCAGCTTGATAAACCCGCACTGAAGCCTCTTCCTGAAGCCAGTTACAGTTACACCCTGGTGAAGAAAGTCAGAGTCCATGCCGATTACCACGTGGAAATCGACAAACATTACTACTCGGTTCCATGTTCGCTGTTAGGCCAGCAACTGGAAGCATGGATCTCCGGAGAACTGGTAAGACTCTTCAATCAGGGGCAGGAGGTTGCTGTGCACCCGCGCAAGCGTACTTATGGCTACAGTACCCGCAACGAGCACATGCCTGAAGCTCATCGACAGCATGCCACCTGGACGCCAGAGCGTCTTCTGGAATGGGCGGGGCACATAGGCAGTGAAACTCATAGTTATGTGCTTCATATACTGAACTCTCGTCCACATCCGGAACAAAGCTATCGCTTCTGCCTTGGACTCCTGAACCTTCATAAAAAATACAGTAAAGCCAGACTTAATGCAGCATGTGCAAGAGCTCTGAAAACAAAGGTATGGCGTCTGTCAGGTATTAAATCGATCCTGGAAAAAGGTCTGGATAAACAACCTGTTCAGGATCCAAAACCAGATCTGTTATCCACGATGGAACACGAAAACGTACGCGGCAGTGAGTATTACCACTGATACGGGATCCAATGATGAATCATCTTTACGAACAACTGACCGCACTTAAACTCACCGGCTTCCGTGATGCGCTTAAAAAGCAACTTGCTCAGCCGGGCACATACCAGGAGCTGGGCTTCGAAGAACGCCTGTCATTACTGACAGCAGAAGAACTAACCTGCCGTGAAAACAGGAAGGCAGAGCGTCTGATCAAACATGCACGGTTCAGACTTAATGCTGAGTTATCAAAGCTGGATTATCGTAACAATAGAGGGCTGGACAGGGCCCTCATCCGTTCACTCAGTCAGGGAAACTGGTTAACCCTGAAACAAAATATTTTACTGACCGGGGCCACCGGCAGCGGTAAAACGTTCCTGGCATGTGCACTTGGTCATAATGCCTGCCGACAGGGATACAAGGTCTACTATTATCGCCTTAAAGCGCTGATGGAACAGTGCTATCAGGGGCATGCTGATGGAAGATACAGCAAACTTTTGACCAGGCTGAATAATAGCGATCTGCTGCTTCTGGATGACTGGGGGCTGGAACCTCTCTCATCAGAACAGCGTAGCGACCTGCTGGAAATAGTGGATCTGATGTACCAACGAGGCTCAATCATCGTAGTGAGCCAGTTGCCGGTGGAAAACTGGTACAAAATGATCGGAGACTCCACACATGCGGATGCCATCCTAGATCGACTGGTTCATGGCAGTATCAAGATCGAACTTAAAGGAGAATCAATGCGGAAAATACAATCTCCGTTGACCGAAGGAGATCAGTGAAGGTAATTTAAAAACGGTTCTGTGAAAGTGACACGAACCGATCTCCATCGATGTTACTCACCGATCTCCTTCACGGTAATACGCAGAGAACCGCAAAGCCCGGCAAAATCCCGGGCTTTTTTGCCAGCAGGAGCAGAGCAAACAGCATGACGATTGCAGAACGTCTTATACAGAAAGGTTTTGAAAAAGGTGCTCTTGAAGTGGCGCGGGAAATAGCCTGCCGGCTGCGGGATATGGGCTGGACGCCGGAACGGATTCAGGAGGCGACCGGACTTTCCGGTGAAGAACTGAAAAAGCTGTTTCCTGATGAGCAGTAGCCTGGCATTCAGCCAGGCTGTGAATCACGCTCACACATCCTCTGCCGTTTCCCCCAGTTCATTTTCCAGTCGCCTGATGATATCTGCCTTACGCATCCCCTGCATGTGAGGCAGCAGGTCACGGACTGAAAGTGCCTGGGTGGTCCTCCAGACGGTGACATCCACCTGTTCCGCATTTTCCCAGGCGTGCCATGTTCTCTGCGTCACGCCAAATTCTCTGGCCGCTTTTTCGCGTGACCAGAGCATGCTTTTTCGCCAGATTCGCAGTTCCCAGCCGGTCATAAAACACCTTTGAAAAAGTGAAAAAACTTCACTTTATTTTATCATCATAATCACCAAATCAACGCGATAAATAAGTGTGAAAAAGTGAAGAAATTTCACTTTTTTTGGTTGTAAATGTCGTGCGGTTTTCTCTGTTTTCACCTGTGCGGGAGTGGTGTGCCAGTGACCACCACATGCCATTGTTGTGCCGTCGTTTTTCTTCAGTCGCGCCGGATGCGGCGCTCCCTGCACACCTTACGGTGTGTAAGGCCACTGCGCCTGATGGCGCAGCTGTCTCTGCCTGTCTGCCGCCGCACTGCGGCCCGTTCTCCGCAGACGAACTTTCCGGGGGTACATACACGACCACATCCCGTTTCAGTCGTCCAGGGGAGAGATGTACCAGCCACAAAACTTTTTGCCGCAGGCGTCAAAAACTTTTGCGTCTGCCCCCGGACAACTGCCCCGTGACGTGGTGAGCGTCCCCCGTCGGAAAGGTCCACTGCGGGGAAATCCCCGAAGACCCGGACGGCAGAAGGAGCTTCGCTCCTCCGGGAAATGACCTGGCTGACCCGGCAGTCGTGACGATGAGGAGACAATGTGATGAATCAGACTTTACCCACTGCTGACCTGAATACTGCCGGCACGACAGATGTTATTCCGTCTGTGGCTATCGACCGCATCATCGCGCAGCGTAACGAAGGTATTGCACTGTTCATGCAGGCGATGGAATGCCTGGCGACAGCGCGCAAGATTCTGCTCGATGCGTCAGGTGATATTTTTCTTTACGGGTTTGAAGACTGCGTGACTGATTCCGTTCGTCGCATAGATAAACCGGAAGAAGCGAAAAGGAATATCACCCGTCTTGCCGACCGGAAAATCTGGGACCGCCTGATGACAGATACGGGCATGTACACCTTCATGAGTTCATGCCAGTGTGATGAGTGGAATAGCCAGCTGATGAGCGACACCTGTCCTGAAATCACCCTGGACAATGTGCTGGCAACATTCCGCCATCTGAATGCCAGCAAGATGCAGACATTTGAACAGGGACTGATTGATGTCTACCGGAAATTGTCATGGGATTACAGAACCAATAATCCCTGCCGTCTGGGCAAGAGAATCATTATTGAAAACATGCTGTACCGCTGGAGTAACGGGCGTGTGACGCTGGACTGCAGCGGACGGGAGGTACTGGATGACCTGGTACGTCCTTTTTATCTGCTGGACGGGCGCAACGTTCCTGACTTCAGGAACAGCATCGGGGCGCAGTATGGTGAATTTCTCGGGAACGGCGACAATGTCGGTAAGTTGTTAGAAGGGGAATATTTTACGGTGCGTGGCTACCAGAAAGGGACCGTACACATTGTCTTTAAGCGTTCTGACCTTGTTGAAAAACTGAATGATATTATTGCACGGCATTATCCTGGTGTATTGCCGCCACGAGTCTGATTAAACAGAAAAGCTCTGGTATTTATGCCGGGGCTTTTTTTTCTGTAATCATCATAATCTCAGAACACGATGTGACATTGTCACATTAATTGTTGTTCATATCGATGCCATCTTTCCTGCCTGAATCTGTCTTTTTAGGTGCTGTTTTAGAGGAAGAACGGCGGGATGGTTTTTTCGATTCTGCTTCCCGAATAATGTCACGAAGTGCCTTCTCTCCTACTTCATACCCTGCATTTTTGAGCGTGTCACGAACATCTGCCAGTGTATAACCCTTTGTCCTTACCAGGACAATAATGTCATCACGAATGGCATCAAGAAAATCACGCAATGTTTTCCGTTGAGCGGTGAGGTCCGGCAATTCTGATAAAGCAGCTTTTGCCAGCTGGATGTCATCATCTGAGTAAAATTTTTTAGAAGCCAT